TCGCAAAGGGCAAAAGAGGGGTTATCTCCACGGGCATCGCGGTATCACTCCCCACGGGGGTATATGGTCGGGTTGCTCCAAGGTCTGGGTTGGCTGTAAAACATGGCATTCAAATTGGTGCCGGTGTCATCGATCCAGACTATACAGGTGAAATTTCCGTTGTCATCTTCAATATGGGGGATGCCGATTTTGAAGTGAAGAAGGGTGACCGCGTCGCACAGTTGGTCCTAGAGAGGTGTGAGACCCCACCCATTGAGGAAATTGGTCTCCTCCAAGAAACTCTCCGGGGTGAGGGTGGCTTTGGGTCTACGGGTGTTTAGAGCAGAACCAGAAATCTTCTGGGACAGGCATGAAGAGTACACCCTCCTGTGTCGCCATCCAAAGCTTGGATTTATGCATATCTGGGTATGACATGAGTAACCAACGCTCCCAAAAATCTTGAGAAAGGTAGGTATCCCAATCTTCCATAGTACTTTCCTTAACTTTCAACATACCTCTGTGAATTTCATAGGGATCCCTCTCAATTCGCACCTCCTTGGGTAGGATCGCCCCCTTCCTAAGAAGTTGTGCCCTCATTATGCGGGGATTTCCATGATCCACATAGTAGTCAACCCCATTTTTCCCAAAATCTATCGATCTTTTACATGGCAAAGTTACTCTGTACCGGTGGGTGACCGAGGGACTGGGTCTTAGGATGACGTGCATTTTATATAAAGATTACAGAATATATTCACATATGAAGACGTATGAATCCCTGGATGGAATTACTATTAGAGTTGGTACAAATGCCAAGGAGAATTATGAACTCACTGAGTCGAGTCATGCGGCGAATTGGTGGCTTCATGTCAAGGGGTGGCCTGGTTCACATGTCATAGTTTCTTATGATGGAGATTTCTTACCAAAAGAAACTAAGAAGGATGCGGCTGCGTTGGCTGTTCACTATAGTCAGGCTTCGGGTCAAAAACAGGTTATAGTAGATTTGATTCGTGTTCAATATGTGCACCCATTAAATACACATGGTTCTGTTGAGTTGTCGAGAGACCCAATCGAAGTCTTAGTGTTTATAAATCGAGAAAAACCGAGACTTGATAGACTTATTAATTTAACAAAGTAGAATAGAGCCCAGCGATGTAGTACACATTTTTAAAACCCAAGTTTTCCAATTTCTCTGCCGCAAATCTGGCTCGTTGTCCAGTATTGCAGTAGACGAGTAAACCCTCTTTGGGAAGTTCGGACGTTGTTTTTTTATTGATTTTATTCACTGGGATGTGTATGGCTCGTGGGTAGTGACCAGTGCGGTATTCCATCGCTGTGCGGACATCTATGACCACCCTAATCTTTCCAGATTTGATATATTCCTTGGCCTTTTCAGATGAAATGAGATTGGGTCCAAAGTAAGTATAGGCTACAAGAGTAGCGAGGGAACCAACGATAATAAGAGGGATCATTTCTTAATACACTCTTAGAAAAAGTTGTCAGTTCTGTACATATTAACCCCAAATGAACCAGTCTTACCAGTCACTGAGACTGATTCATTTCCATAGAGCTCCTGGCATCCAATGTCATCCATACAGTCCCTAGCATTGTGACTCACTGGGACTGGGTACAGGTTTTCACCACCCGTGGTCGTGTAGTAGTGGTACCTATCACGGCGACCACGAACCTCCTTGCCGTAGAGGGGGAGGGTCTCGTCACCTGGTCCGGTGAGTAATCCCATCTGCTGCATGCGTCCAGGTTTGTATTCCTTGATTGGGGGACCCCTGAACTCCGGTTCACGCCTTTGTTCGAATGTCTGTCTAGGGGGGACCCGGATCATTGGTGGGGGTGGGGCTGGATTCGAAACCCGTTTCGTGACGACTCGGGGATTCTTCCATAAGTATGCTACAGCGGCGATGAGTACGACGAGAGCCACCCACAGTGTTTGAATCTTAGTCTTATTCTTCATATACTATTATTAAAGAAAATCTTTGACATAAAGACATGAAGGTCCTGGCCATAGATATAGGATTCCACAATATGGGTCTCGTCCTCGCTGAGTGTGGGAATGGACCGGTGATAGAAGTTGAGTACATGAAAAAGGTGAGTTTGGAAGACTACAAATACATTTACAGTAATGACTTTGTTGACTTAGTTCCTTTATTTGTAGATGACCACAGGGATGTGTTCGACAAGGCTGAGAGGATCCTCATAGAGAGACAACCACCCCAAGGCTTTACGAATATCGAGATTCTGCTACACTATATGTTCAAAGATAAGGTTCTATTGATTTCACCTTTGACAATACATGCACACTTTGGGATGGGTCATCTAAATTATGATGAGAGAAAAGAACGTGTTCTTGTCAAGATGGGAAAGTATATAGATTTGGATACCATTCCATACGAGAGGAAGCATGATATAGCGGACGCGTACTGTATGCTTATGTATTACAATTTTAAGACGAGTGTTCACTTTTTTGATCGATTTCGTTTCTCCCGCGGTTAAGAATTTCAAGTGCATTCACAACACTGGAAAACATATCGAAAATCTCACCGGTATTTTCGTTTATAATACCATTTCTTAGTTTTTTGATATTGAAATCAAATGATTCCTTCTCCTTCTCGATGTTCTCGAGGGCTTGTTCGATTGATTCAATCTTCTTATTTAACAGGTTTGTGGTACTCTCCATAGTACTATCTATCTTTCTGACATCCTTTTGATAAACGATTCGTTGTTTTTCGAGAATACCTCTTTTCACATTGGAATCGGTTAGTTCGATTTGAACATCAAGTTTAGCAATTTTTTCATCAATTATTTCTAAATTCTGAACATAAGTCTGGTGGTAATCTTCACGCGTTTTAGTGAGACGGTTGATTTCGTTACGGAGTTTAATGTCCATTATACTTTTGTAGAAAGGGATTTCTTTAATTCACTTAGGTCTCTGGTAAACCCTTTGAAGTGTCCCAATCGATATTGAACAATGGCCCATAACACAAAGAATAGGGTTTTGGTGAGTTTACCTACATCATCATCACTCATTTTATAAATAGGTCCAACAACCCTACCCATGAAAGTTTCCTCTTTTTCTTTACCCGAAAAGTACATTTCCGCCTGTGTCAATGCACATGTGTCATCATTAATTGACCAGTGGTAAAATATGAAGGGAATTAGAATGGAATAAAATTCAAGGTTTCTGCGATTATTTGTAAATGGAACAACAAGTATACCTATCAGAAAAATTAAATGAATCAGGAAAATTATATTCATCTATTATATAATGACGGAAGAAAAAAAGATTTCCCGTGAAGAGATGCGTCTGTCATGGACAGACGGTCACGAAAATATACTCAAACAATGGGGTGAAGCCTCTGCATGCTACAGGTATATGCACCACCGTGCATTTTTTATATACAGAAAGTCGAGTATACGTTTCACTTTACCAGTTATCATACTCTCCACAATAACTGGGACTGCAAACTTTGCACAAGGTACATTCCCCGAAAACGTTCAGTCGTTCGCGCCATCTATCATCGGTGCATTGAACCTCACGGCGGGTCTCATAGCGACGATATCACAATTCCTCAAGATCAACGAGCTCATGGAGAATCATAGAACGGCTGCGTTAGCGTTCGGTATGCTTTCCAGAAATATTCGTCTTATGTTAGCCTTAGATAGGGGGGAGCGTAGCAAGGAAGGCTTAGATTTCGTCGGTGAATGTAAAACAGAATATGACCGCCTCTTGGAACAGTCACCCTCTATACCCAAGTCTGTATTGAAGCAGTTTGAAGATGAGTATCCCTTAGATAATGCCTTTACAAAACCAGAAATCCTCAACGTTCGCTCAATTCCACTACTCACTTTACCGAGGACGATAGATCCAATTGAAGCTATGACTGCCGGTACCCCCCTCGAGAAGATAGGTAAATTCTTATCGAAAAAGGGTGAACCACCACCCACAGGATTCTTTGGCCCCTCCCTAGGTGATGAGGATGAGGATGAGGATGAGGAAGATTCTACAGAGGGGGAACCTGAAGAAGAGACAGACGTCGAGCAAGGTAGATCAGAGTAATAACCATGATCAAATTGGTCAACAAACTACAAGCAACATATGGTACAATTTTCCTTTTTAAAGGTTCTACGATACGTTTATGTAGTGCGCCATTCTCGAGCACCAAATCTATTGCCTGATTAGTAAGATCATCGATGGACTCTTTCATTAAAATAATTCCACAAAAAAAAGTCGAAGACAATACCACACCCCTAGTGACAATTCATGATAAACAAATTGCTCTCGTTCGTAGGTATATAGATGAAGGTAAACATATATTTATATGTGGATCATCTGGAGTTGGAAAATCCTACATTCTTAGGGAAGCCTTGAAAGATACATCACATGTTGAACTACAGAATCACCATCTGAAAAGTAAATGTTATTTTTTACCGTTTATTAAATCAACCACAAAGAATGTATTTATAGAGGATTACGATCCCATATTTAAACCAATAATAGAACAGGTTTCGGATGGCGTCCCAATTACACGCGGATCTCTCATAGTAACGACAACAAATATGTGTATGTACCCAAACTTCGAAACTGTATTTATTCCAAAACATAAACCAGAAACTTTGTTGAGATTGACAGATAGGTCGGATACCAAAGCATACAATGCAGCCGTACGTTCACAGGGAAATATTAGAAACTTCTTCACCTATTTAGATGACTATGATGAAATGGATATGTTCCAGACACCCAAAGAATTTATAACTGAGATACTATGTGATCCCAAACCGATTGAAATATATGACACTATAAGTGAACACGGTCATATGTGGGATATATTCCAGGAAAATTACCTAAATTCAGTGGGTGTAGACACTGTAGCTACCTCCCATTCCTTCTCAAATGCAGATTATTTTGATAGTCACATTTACTCCTCTGGAAACTGGAATCTCATGCCCTACTTTGTTCTCCACGCCCTAACGATACCCAAAACCTTTCTAGGTGACCCCCTTAAAAGGAGTACGATTAGACCGGGGAGTTGTTGGACCAAACACGGAAACTATAAGATGCGAAAACAGAAAGTCAATGAAATTTACAAAAAATCACCAAATGGATTGGGAATTGAAGAATTATGTCTGCTAAAATTGCACGCCGAAAAGGGAAACTTGGAGCCCCTCCTTAATTATAAAATCACCCCCCAAGATTTCGATGTTATGAATCACCTTGCAGTCGGAAATGGCTTAAAATCAAGAGACGTGACAAGAGTAAAGAAAGCCTTGAAGAATGCATACGAACGAGGATGATACAGAGACTGAAGTCGAAGAATGTGTGCGAATCGTGGGGAATGAGATTCTCTTTTACGGGACTATCGACCGAGATAATGCACTAGAATTCGTTGAGAACTTCAAGAAACTTGAAATAGAACTTCTCAAAAAAAAGGCTGAACTTATCGGATACGAACCGGAGATCCGCGTCCACATCATGAGTGAAGGTGGTGACATATTTTCGGGCTTCAACATGATGAATGTTTTGGAAAGTTCCCGTGTAAAGGTCATCACTATCGCACAGGGATCGTGCTGTAGTGCGGCAACATTTGTCCTACTCGGTGGCTCTGAGAAACGAATGGGTAAGGATGCCTACATCCTCATTCACCAGATTTCCACAGAATTTTGGGGTAACTTCCAAGAACTCAAACATGAACTCAAGTCATCTGAAAAGTTCATGAAGAGAATCAAGAAGATGTACCTCTCCAAGACTGAAATCCCCGAAAAGAAGTTTAAGCGTCTAATGAGGAAGGATCTATACCTCACCCCCAGTAAGTGTCTCAAATATAAGATTGTCGATTGCGTTGACTAATGTTTACGGAACGCTTATATAGACCCAAACCACATAAAACTATAAAAACGATACAAAATGTATTCACATTCATAGGGACCGATGTGAATTCTGGAGGCCTAAGTCGTTCCATTCTACCATAATTTACAACTGGTATTTCAGACATCTAATTAAAGTTGAGAAATTAAATATGACTACAATGGAACGACTTATCAGAAAAGATAAAAACGGTCGCGAGAGATTCACCGACATTCACATTGAGGACCTGGGAGATGGAACCGCTGACATCGTAAAGAGTACTGGTATGGTGGGAACTGAAAAAGTTGCAGTTTCTAGAACCAACGTCAAGACGGGCTACGAGAAGGCGTGTGCACGTGCTCAGACCATGTGGAACAATGAGCACGTGAAGGGAGTCCAGGTGATGCCCATGTTGGCCAACAAGTGGGAGGAACGCCACAAGTACATCTCCACCCCCTTCTACGTTCAACCCAAACTGGATGGAGTTCGCCTCCTCGTTTCGAAGAATGGTTGCTTTTCTAGAACCGGTAAACGAGTCGAGGGTCTCGACCACCTCAGTGATGGACTGAGGGAAGGTGAATACCTAGACGGGGAGTGCTATGCACCTAACATGACATGTGAGGAAATCACGAGCATGTTCAAGACTAACCCCACCAAGTTGAACTTTTACATTTTCGATTACTTTGATCTCGAACGTCCCGAACTCACCTTTGAGGAGAGAATGGATTGCGTCAGTGTCGAGACCAAACTCCTCAAGAAGAAGTCTGATGTGGAAAAGTGGCACGACATCTTCGTGGACCAGGGCTACGAGGGTATCATGATTAGGGAGGCCTCCAGCACCTACGAAGTTGGCAAGAGGAGCAACTACCTCCTCAAGTTCAAGAAATTTCAGACGGAGGAATACGAAATT